GACATTCCGAAGCAAGAGTACATCATAAATCTCAAAAACACTCGACTTGACCTACGCTCCGGCAAGACTCTCCCCTTCGACCCGTCGGTTATTGACTTTTGCCGTGTGCCGGTTATTTATGACCCGAGCGCATATTGTGCCGACCTCGATAAAACATTAAACAAAGTATTCAAGCACGATCGGCAAGTCATTGACCTATTCGAAGAGATGGTTGGATATTTGTTGATTAAGAATTGTCGTTTCCGCAAAGGATTCCTCTTCTATGGAAGCGGCAGTAACGGTAAATCGACTATCCTCAATCTGCTTAAGAAGTTCATCGGTGAGGAAAACTGCTCAACCATTGAATTGGAGAAATTATCCGACCGCTTCAAAACGGCAGAACTTGAAAACAAGCTCGTGAACATCGGGGATGATATCAACCGCCGGGACATCATCGACACAGGAACAATCAAGAAACTCTTTACAGGTGAGAGCGTGACCGTTGAACGCAAGGGTCAAGACCCCTTCACTCTAAAGAATTACGCTAAGATGATTTTCTCCTGCAACGAAATCCCCCGCATCGCCGACAAGACCTATGGTATGTACTCACGGCTCATACTAATACCATTCACAGCCAAGTTCAGCCCATCGGATGAGGACTTTGACCCGTTCATTGAAGATAAAATAACAACGGACGAAGCCCTCTCCTATCTCCTTAATCTCGGACTGAGAGGACTCAAACGGCTTCTACGCAACAACGACTTCACTCAACCAAAGGTAGTCACCGAAGCTCTTGAGAACTATAAAGTGGACAACTCCACCGTTCTCACATGGATTGCGGAAGAAGGTATTACTACCAAACAGCTTTTGGGAAATCTGACCGATAAACTCTTCTCCGATTTCAAGGACTGGTGTGCCCGCAGCGACATTAAGTTCGGAGCATCTATTCGTACCTTCCATAAGGAGATTGAGGAGAAATTCGGCTACGAAAGGGTGAGAGTTAGTAATAAAGATACGGGAGACAAATATAAATGGAAGTTTGTAGTCAAGCTGGATTGAAATTTGGTTGCAGAAACCGAAAGAAAAGGCGGTTGCAGAAAGTTTCATGAAATTTAGAAGATGCAACCATTTTGTCAACACAAGCTTTCATTTTTATCAACTTTAGTTGACAGTTGCATTTTCCTACAAAAGTTGATAAAAGTTTCTGCAACTGCGGTTGCATTTTCTAAAGTTTCTGCAACTATATTCTAAGAAAGTGCAACTCAAAAAAGTCAGCATTTACAAGGGTTTGAGGGTTGTGGGTTGCATTATCTATATATTATTGTCTAACTTAATGTAAAATTTTAGATGAGTATATATAAGTAGAATAAAAATAGGTAAGTAAAAAGATAAAAGAAGTGAGAGCAATTTTTTCTGCAACTTGCAACCGTTAATGACAGGGGGGATAAAAACATGGAAATAAGATTATCAGATAAAGATTTCGAAAACTTGATTTGTTCTCTCAGAAAGGGTGAAAACAAAGTCTTGTTTACGAACGAGGACGGTACTTTTTCCGAAAGACTTATTTTGGTGAAAGAATCAAGTAAAGGCAGACCTGTACGCTGTGTGGAGCTTGATAGAATTTTCCCTTCAATAAGCGAAGCGGCTCGATTTTGTGAATGTACTGTCGCTAATGTAAGACAAGCTATTCGGAAGAAATGTGCTTGTAAGGGGTATCATTTTCATTACTTTTATGGAGTTAATCATAGCCGAAAGTTTACAGAATACCTTCGGGAAAAGGAGGATGTATAATGGCTAAACCTTTTTATGCGGATTATGTAAATCACATGCTAAGATTTTACGCTCGAACCGTTCGATCAGGAGATGTTGAGAGATTGAAGTTTAAGAGCGAAATCGATGAATTAAATTGGCGGTCTGTCAACAGGGTGTTACATAACCTCCCGGAGCGAGATAAAGATATAATCATTGAGGTGTTCAGCCGAGGTGATACCCTTGCCGATAATATCTACGAAGTGAGCAAGGAGCTTGCTATAAATCAAGACACCATTTGGTCTCTCGTGTCGAAGGTGACAAAAAAGATAGCAAAGGAAAGGGGTTTGATATAATGAGCAAGGATAATGAACTTACCGAAAAAGGTGGAGAGATTGTAAAGAAGAAGCGTGGCCGAGGCGGTACTCATAACTTTCCTCAGATTATAGAAAGTCCAAAAGCTGATGATGTGAGAAGAATTGGTTTTACGATTCTGAAGTGGTATAACATGGAAAAAGCTGTGACGGATGAGGAAATAAGAGAAAGGTTGTATAAGTATTTTGTTGAAACATTAGAGAATGGAGAAATTCCGACTGTTGAGGAAATGAGTTTGGCTTTGGGATATGATAGAGGGACTATTTGGAGGTGGGAGACGGGGGCGGAGGGGTCAACCCCCGCAAGACGAGACCTCATTAAAAAAGCGAAGGAATTTTTGGCTAGTTTTGACGCAAAATTGGTTCAAGAGAACAAAATAAACCCTACCACTTATATCTTCCGAGCAAAGAATTATTTTGGTTTACGGGATACGCAAGAATATGTCCTCACACCAAACAATCCGCTCGGTGATACAAAAGACCCGGCTGAGATTCAGCAGCGACTATTGGAGGGGATTGCTGATGAGGACTAACGATCATGTAACTTTTAAGCGTTTATATGTAACTTTCGTCCGCAAACTTATGTAACTTTCCTCCGCGCATTTATGTAACTTTTAATCACCTATGTAACTTTCGCAAACTCATGTAACTTTTAATCACCTATGTAACTTTCGCAAACTCATGTAACTTTTAGGCACAAATATACCCGCTTTCAAACACTGAGAGCGGGTTATTTTTCGCCTACAATCGTTTTTCGGCGGCTTCTTCTTCGCCGTTTTGGCGTGGCGTGTTATTTCTCTGTTCGTGTAATGTGTAAAATATTTAAAATTTGGCTCATTTTAGCCGATTTAATTCTTTAGTAGTATTGTTATATTGCTTTTGATAATGGCTCTAAAATCGGCATTTAAATTGATATTTTACATCGTCAAGCTTTTTCGGCAGTCATGGGATATTATAGACAATAGAAAAGCCGCCCGTTATGGGCGACTCTTTTGGGTTATGAGTGCTTAGCGCAGTCTAATATTATCATTATAGGCAATGCCAGTATAAATAATAATAATAGCAATAAGTGCAATGTTTTCACTCCCTTTCATAGCCGCAAGGGCTTTTATCGTGATAATCTTATGGGCATTGCTATGGCTTGCGCCGTGTCGCTTTTAATTATTAGCGGTTTATATGGTCCTCTATATTCGATTTTAACCGCTTTTTCGTCTTTAAATGCTTTTAGGGCGTCCGACAATAGGACCGGGTCGAATCCAAAGACTTCAGCGGGCTCGTCTTTTGGGTAAACTTTAGAAGTGTCGAAGAATTCCCCTTCGGGTTTTCTGTATATGCTCGCCCCTGTTGCCGTTCTTATTTCTATCTCGTTCCCCGTATCGGTAATAGCGGCGAATACATCGGACCTTTTTAATTTGCTTGTTATGGGCAATAGCATTTCTCCTGCGTCTTTGCAATCGTCAATTGATAATGTAATATAGCCTGCTTTGAAACCGTCTAATGCTTCGGCTTTGGCGGTATTTCCGACAAAGGTTAGTTTGATATATTCCAATATCGGTCTCGTTCCTCCCTTCTTGGCAACAAATTGCTTCGCAAATTCTTGCATCTTGTTATACTGTTCGTAGCTCATTGTGATAGTCATGTTTATGCCTCCTTTTTATTATTCCAATATGCAGTTAAATAACATAATCAATCCAGTATTGCGCGTCGTCTGCCCGTACATCATAGGGCGAATTACAATCAATGTCGTTGAAATCGGTGCACCCGTCGGGGATATTATAATACATTCTAAGGAGTGCATCCGCAGTTAAAAAATACTGGTAGAATTCATTACCATCAAAACATTCATCGCTGCCATACATATGGCCGATGTAGGTTTGACCGTTGCAAGTAATGGTAACTTCTGCGCGTGACGCGCCATATTGGCGCTCCATCCATACTTTTAGGTCGTTGTAGCCCGTCATTTTTGTGCTCTTTTTCATGTTTTTACCCTCCCAAAAAATAAATTAAAGATTGATTAACTATTAAGTAACTATGTAACTATTAAGTAACTATGTAACTATTAAGTAACTATGTAACTATTATGCGTCTGAGCTATCGGAGCTTGTGACAGCTTGCCCGGCAACATGCCGCCGGGCAAGGCAGCAGTTAAATTATTTCCAAATTGTTTGGATTCCTCCTTCCATCCACTCCTGGAACAGCGCCGGTTCCTCCGCACATTCATTCAGTGGAGTTCCATCCTCCGTCACTACGTTGGCATCAGGAAACTGGGAAAAATCTATGTCCGAACCAACGTATTGTGTTAGCGCAAACAATGTAGTTTGATTCACCTCATACCCAGCCCATTCTAAAAATTCTCTTGCCGTCATTTTTTCATTCCTCCTTATTTTTATTATATTGATTATATTATAGCCAAGTAACTATCAAGTAACTATCAAGTAACTATCAAGTAACTATCAAGTAACTATCAAGTAACTATCAAGTAACTAT